CTACATTCTTGCGCTTTGGGGGTTTAACAGGCGTGGCATTAATATTGCTACGCAAACGCGTCGTAGATCTGCTTTGCGCCATATAAAGCGGCTGCCGTATAAGCTATAGGAGCAAGCGGAGAGGCAGCGCCAGCAACAAACTGTGCAGCACTCAACGCTCCGGCAGTATCGTAAACACGTGACGCAACAGGCAACAATCTCGACGCTGGGAGCACAGAGGAAGAATATTTGCCAAATTCGTATACGTTCATAGGTGCTTGGGCCTTTAGGGATCCCGCGCCCAACGGGACTGTTCATTCCGGCTAAGTAAACCTGCGACCGTGCAGTCTCTTGGCATTTCTATTAGCCCATCAAATTGGATTTGGTCGCTTAAAGCCGGAACCCCTCACCCAGTTTATACACTTATGGCAGGTGTATCCGCGCCGAATTCAAAAGAACTCAGCCCGAGGGACGTAATCCCCCGGAACCGCATGAATAGCTAACTTATCGTAATATTTTTCCATTGCAATTTGCTCACATGGAGTAATGTCAAAGGCGAAATAAAACGAAGCCCTAGCCTCCGGCGAAACCACCGTAGGTTTGCGATTCATGCCGATACACAGGTTGCGGAAACTCCAAGGCAGTAGCTCCTTGGGTATCGGTCGGTACTTACCTGATCGCACATAGCTACTGTAAAAGGATTGGAAAACAGGTAGTCCACCGGTGAGTGAAATTCCACCAGTGCCTACAGCGTCAAGCCACCCTCTAAAAACAGAGGGCGAGTCCCAACACTTCAACATAACAGAATCCTTCGGTATAGCCGTATGAGGGTTCCTGCACATAACCCAACCTACCCCATCAAATATTGGTTTAGTTTGGCAAAACTCAAGCTCATCGAAAGCATCAACAGGTGCTTCGACAGCCATCGTAAAGCCCAGCTTGGTAAACCATGCATCTAAACCAAGTGAAAACTTGGATAGGTCACGCCTCTCCATGAAGACGACACAGTCATCCCCATTATTGGCCAATTGTCCTTCAACACCCACATGCTTCAAATATGCATAAATCATTGAGCACATGAGTATGCAATTGCCTAGAGAGGTGTTCATATCGCCTGACATCCTAGTGCCACGGACAGTATAATCGATAACACCATCGGGAGCTTCTGCAGTACACTTATTCACCAACTGATGGCGAAGAAGTGCAGCCAACCTTTCCCTGTGCTTTCCCTTAAAACACTTAAGGTACACCCTGTGCTCCCAGCACAATGCATCAAAAGACACGTGCTGGTCAAACCGTGAGGCATCGAGCCCGACGGCGACCGGGTCCGAAAAACTGTCCCATTTGGCCTTCAAAGCTTCGGCAGACTGAACTGCATTCAATCCTTTGATGACCAAGGGTGAATCAGAGCGAAACATACGGCGTATAGAACGAAATATCTGCTTTTCCAACGGCAGCAAATACCTGCCAACCCTAAGATTATACCTAGGGTCCCTAGGGGATATGACCCTTGGAACTGGATCAGTTTTAGTAGTGCGATCGGTCTTCTCGAAC